CTTTTTCTGATTTGCCTTGCAATTTTAAGATATTGTCTTGGCTATTTAAAGAGGTAAGTTTTTTATCATTTGCCTCGACGCCCTTTTGCGTAGCTTCATTAAGTTTCTTTTGCTCCTCGCTTACACCCCCAACAACTTCTTTAATATCGTCCCAATAAGCTACAACGGTACCCAAAGCAATAACAAGTAAACCAATACCTGTTGCACCAATTGCCGCCTTAATCCCTTGCATCGCGTTTATTGCAACTGCCTTTAATTGTTTAAAGGAGTCCATCGATTCGCCCAACGCTTGGATTCCTTGCGATAACGCCATTGCGCTTTGAACTTTCAAAAGTGTAGCCTCAAGGTCTTTTGATTGATTACCAAATAAGGCCATGCCTCCTTGAACGGCAGCAAAACCTCCCGCAACCCCAGCGAGTGAACTTGTTAACGCTTTAAATTTAGCGTCGGGGTTGAATGCATCCGTTAAGGCTTTGGCGTCTCCAATACGATCCTTTAACTCGGCGGCTTTTTGTGCCGCTTTTACGGCCTCAGCTGAGGTTGCCCCAAACTTTTCAGAGAGTTTAGCAACGTCCGCTTGGGCCTCTCTAAGTTGCGAGCGTAAAGAGCCAACCGCTTGATCGGCGTTGCCTTGTACTTTTATATCAATAACCTTCTCTATTGCCATTTCATTGCCTTTTTAAATAGTTGTAAATAGTTGCGCGTGTACTCATATCGCCCTTTGGCGATTGAGATAATCTCGTTGTTTTCGTATTGCTCCGCGATTAGGAGCATATCTAAAATATTTTTAAGCATATTGTAGTACGTCTATTTTAATTTCGGTTAAAGCTCCATTTTTGTAGTATTGCAAAGCGATTGAATCCTCGCGATCTAATGCCGTAGCGTTTGCAGGAATAGTCACGTCCAAAACAAGGTCGGTTATATTGTCAACAGTCAGCGCATAACTTAAAAACCCTCCCGAGGCAACCGTGTCAAATGTGTCGTAGTCGATTTTATAAATTAAAAATTGCACAACTTGGGCCGTATTGTCAACCGATAAAGCGGTCATATTTGCATAGCGCAAAAGTGGGGAGCCGTCAATTACTCGGAAGTCGTTTAATAGTTCCAAGTTAACCTCGCCACTGGTTAGGTCGGTGGTCATCGTGTTGATTGTATAGCGTTTATTCGATAGAGCAATTTTATCATTCAATTTTAGCGATGTAAGTAAGTTAGTATTAAAATGCGCCTTTACTTTTAAAACTCGCGTCCGTTGATTGTAAATATTAAAAATCGAGTTCGCATAATACTGTTGAAATAGTCCGTTTGTCACTTGTGCTAAATACCATGGGGATATTTCGGTGTTCCAATTTAAAGTACGAACGTAGCTTAAATCGGTGTTACCTATTGAAAGCTCATTTGTAAATCGTGGGTATACTGTATTAACACTAAAAGTCGTTCCGTTTGCAGTGTATTTAATTGGATCCCCTGGAGATAAAGCTTGACCCCCATTAAAGTACATTAATATTGGTTTTGGGGTATATGGTTTTAAATCCTTATTCCAACATGTGGCCGTTATAAAATTACTATCAGTATATCGCTCCCACATAATATCCTCAAATGGTAGCTTGACCTCGTAATTTGAGGTAAAGGCTGAGTCGGGATTGTCAAAAATTAAGTCGCCATATTCAAACGGACTATTGGCCCCGCGATATTCGTTGTTTAAAACGTTCTCCGATTTCTCAAATTTAAATGAAATTTGTTTGAATAGATTTGGCCTTGAAATCTCGATGTCTTCGGCCTCAACAAACTCGGTTATATCTCGGAGGTCTCCCTCTTGATACCACGCCTCCATCGGTTGGAATAAAAATCTATTTTCAGCCGTTGGAACAATTACCATATTCATAGCTTTGACAATCGCAGTTAAAAACGTGTCGACTGTCATGTCGGGCATATATCGGCTAATTTGTAAATCTCCCGAAGTAGTATCAGCATAGGCCCAAGCCTTTCGGTTATAAATACCGCTACTCTTTTTTAAATTTAGTTCCGAGTCAAATGTCATCGGAACTTCGGACGTTAATTTGTACGTGAAAACGTGAGTCACGAATTGCCCGCTTATCAAATTCTCATCTGCACGGTAACGGCTGAAATAGTTTAAATCTTGGTAGCCTGTTAAATTTTCGAAGGTGTTCCAAAGCACGCCATTGTCATAAATTTGAACGCTGTAAGTTATTGTTGAAAGTGTTGGAGTTATTTTTATCCACGATTCGTATCGGTTAGCATCTGGCTCTTGCTGAAATGAAAATGTAAGCGTGTCCGTTGCTAAATCCATTTGAGTAAATCCTCCATCTTTTACCGTAAAATTTGGCGATAGTGGATCACTATAAAAATTAAATTTCTCGGTGTTTTTGCAGTATAAAAATAGCTGCTTAAATTGGTCGTAGTTTAAAAACTCGCCCTCAAAAGTTATTCCGTATCTACTTTGTATGTACTCAAATATTTTGCTAACTCTAACCGCAGGAAACAAGTCGGTATAATAAATTGCTCCATTGTCAGTTGTAATATCGCTATCTGTCCCTGTTTCGTATTCATAGCGTCGGTCGCTTGCAATAAGCGGGAACTTTATATTTGTTCGAGATACCGATACAACATTGTTAATATTGTACTCAAAATTCAATTCGTCAAGGCCCTCAAGCTGATTTAATTTGTCCTCCTTAAATTTGTCTTTGAGTTGCACCAAATTACCCACGAAATTAATCGTATATGATTCTATAAAGCCATTCTTTTTATTGGCTTTCTGCATTGTAAATTTGCCGTCACGAAATGGGATTGTATTAATCTCAATAAATCCGTAGTACTTAATTCTATGGTCAAAAGCGTTATCTACATTTTGAGGATTGATGTCGTTTGTATCTCCAACCGATGACTCGTACCAATGGCGAAAAATAGCGTTGTTATGTTTGCTCGCTGGTATTGTAAACGACTGCGAGTAATCAGTGAACAATTTACCGATATCATTAAAATTTTGAACGCTTGAGGTAACGCTGATTTTCTCGTCGTTAAATAACTCAATTCGGTGCGCTACTGGAACGCCCTCGGCATCGTCTACGTAAATATATAATTGAACATTTTGCATATTATACGACGTCGTTAATTAGGTTAAAAGAGTAATCGAACTCAATCGTGTAATTGATGTTTTTATCCTTCAATCGCGTTTTAAGTGCGGTCGATTTCGTCTTAACGTTTACAGGTTTGTTGTCAAGTAGCACCGTTTCGCTCAACATTAAATCCGTGATCACGTTGGCAAAGTTCTCGTCAATCCAACCAGTGTTAAGTGTAACCGATTGTTTGCCTTTAAAATTGAACGATTGGAACTGATTTCGCAGCGGATTATAGTCCCAATTGTCGGGCAATAGTTGAAAGGTAGAGTTTTCAACTTGCAAACTATTTGTTTGAGCTTTGAAAAATACAAGGAATTGCCACCCTCCGTATCGGTTTATAAATTCGCAAGTCACTGGAGTGTACTTCGCCTCGCAAATTGGTAGGAATGTGACCGTTGGTTGCAGCGTTCCGACAAGTTCGCTCTCGATTATAACATCGTTTCCGTAGTTATGGTCTGCAATTCCCGCGTTTTTTGCGGGTATCATAAACATATAAGTGTCTGCAGGAAAACTATCGTCCAATAATACTTGTGTGCTTGATGTAGCGTATCTTCTATTTGTCCACTTTGCCTCGGTTAGTGACTCGCCATCATGCTCAATTAGTACGTTGAAGTAAGGCAAGTCTTCTTGGATTGTATCCTCGTTATAATATTGCTTAATATCGGGGTTTGTTAAGTACGCGATTGGAGCGGTTGTGTCTTGATTTGCGCCACCCATGTAGGAGGTAAACCCATTTACACCAATGAAATTGATTTCGCGCACAGGAAGCCACGTTTTATCGTCTGCGATTTGGTAAAACCACTCAGCTCGAACGTACACCCAAACGTCGTTTAACTCTTCGTGAGCGTATGCTCTCGGGTCTGCGTCAATCGGCATGATTTTCTCAGCGATATATGGAGCGATATTAAAAACAATTGCAGGAGAAGCCGTCGAAACGATTTTCTTTTCAAGTGTATAGGTCGCCTCAGTCGGCTCGGTTTCGCCCTTGTGCCAAACCCATATTTTTAACTGCGCCGCTACTTGGTCGTTCTCATCTACCTCGATAAAATATGGGCTTCTAGCGTTTAATATTTTCATTTACTACGTATTTTAAAAATGATTCTAAGTCGAGGCCGTACTTTTCAGCTATAACCTCATCAAAATTTTTGTATTCTAAGTCAAAAGCCGAGCGAAAAAACTTTGTCTCGGGAGTTCCTGTCTTATTTATCGAGCGAGTTATCGCTCCGACTAACGCCTTACGGCTTGTGAATTGACCGCTGCCACTTCGGGTGCCTTTCAGCCCCTTGCGAACAACCCATTTATCAATCGCACCTGTTGACGCGTTGGCCTTGTACGGCGATTGTGGGGCCTTATTACTCGACTGACTTCCCTTTGTTCCAAAGTCCAATAGCTTCCAATACGACTCAGCAAAGAAGTCAAACTCCAACGAGTTCGGGTTTATCTTTGTTTTAAACGTGAGCGACCTTGATAGGTTTCCACTTGTGTTATGGGTGCCATATTTGCCCCCTCGTTTGAGGTTTGCTTGCGCTCGCTCTACAACTAACGCGCCAAAATCATTTAGGGCCTGTTGAACTATTTTAGTTTCCATCGCAGCACACTGAAAAATCGTCGTTAGGAATGCTCAACTCAATATCACATTTCCAACCGTCGAGCGCATTTGTGAACGCCATAAATATCGGCTGTAAACTTGGCTCGTTTTGCAATTCAATGTCGTTGTCGTTGCGTCTCAAATTCATTTTAGTGATCATGTAGTTGAGTATCGCGTGGCAGGTGTTAAGGTTGTCGAGTTCGTTGTCGTTGCCTAAAAATTTGTCGTTGCCTCTGACCTTTGAAATATTTCGAATATCAACCACTGCCACCTCAAATACAAAAGTCACAACGCCATTACTAACGACTGACGATAGTACGTTGATATGAGCCAGTGGGAATATATTTTTTTTCACGTTGTCGATTATATCGGTGCCGTGAGTGATTGTGTTAAGGAGCGGCGCACTTTCGAGCGTGGTTTTTATGTAGTCTATTGCTTGGTAAAATGTTCTCATTTCATTTGTTTTTTAATTTGTCTAGCCTCCTCAGCGGCTTCGTCGATTAGGTATGATAATAGCGTGAGTGATTCGTGAAGAGGCTCTTTTCCCACGTCTCGAATATGGATTTTAAGTTCACGTCCAATTCGTATAAATGATTGATACCACCCCCAGCGTTCTCCAAAATTTCCTCCAAATTCATTCCCTCCCTCGCTGCCTTGTCCTCCAAATGCAATAGGGTATTGCTCAACAATTCCTTGTTTAAAGTCCAAAAAAAAAGCATCGAACCCACCACAATATCCATTCGCACATCCTTATAAAAATCTGCCTTGCTTTCGTCCCCAGTGTATTCCTCGATTTCATAAAATTCGCCTGCTTTACGTTTTATTGGTCTATAAAGTACCGACATTAATAGCGGTATGTTGTCATCGTTTCCGAGTAGCGTGTCAATTGTTGCGTGTTCGCCGATTGATATCTTATCAAAGTTCGGTATAAATCCGTAGTGTACGCCATTCATTTTAAACGTGCGCACGAGCTTAGGTTTTTGATCCAAAACTTTTGCAAGAGTCTCAATAATATCAGTAAAATCATTAACAGGAATTTTCATAACATCGGCAACGCTGAGGTTGCAAAATATAGCCACCATTTGAATACAAACAAAGGTCTCATCGTCCTGGTTGTCTTTTAATACCTTCTGATATCTCGCATATTGAGACAATTTAATCTCGCTTAGTGATGTTGGAATAACTACTCTCATACTTATATAACTGAAAAATTTGGTTTTGTTTATTTTTTGTATTCGCTTAGGTGCAAAATTTGGAAAAATTCATGCACTTGACCTACGTTATGATAACTTTTCGCGATTTTTTTATCGAAAGGCCCATCATTGCAAAATAGCGCATCGCATCGATTGCGTGATTGTAGTCATCGATCGGTCGGTTTAACTTTTTGCCTGTCTTGTCGGTGTCCCAACTGTAATTGCGCAGCTCTTTTATTAGGTTGGTGCTTGACTTTGTGACAAGTATCTCCTTCTCCTGCAACACCGATATCCCGAAATTGATTGAGTCGGCCCCTTTTACAACTGGCTTGATGTTAAAACCCGCTCGGCGTATCTCCTCAATTGACTTTGGCTCGGCTGAGTCTGCCCAAATCGGCAAGCGTTTGTCTTGTTTCATTAATCGAATGATATCCGAGTTTAAAAGCGAGGTCGAGTATATCAATTCGTCGGCTATTATTTGACCGTTGTACTCGTATACGGCGATTAGCGCCGTTGGGTCGTTAGAGTAACCGAAATCGAGTCCACAACCTAAGAATTTTGCCTCTTGAGGTATTGTATCTATTTGTTCCCAATTCGGGAACACAACGCCCTCAAGTGATCCGAGTTGTCCTAAGCCGTAGACGTTATACCAGTTCGCCCAAAAAGTTGAGGTCTTGGCTTTCTCTTTTGCTTTGAGAATAAAATTTAGGGCCGACTCAGGGCAGGCCTCGTTGTCCTCGTAGTTTACAATTAAAAAATCGACGTCGTGGTCGTTCATTAAATCAGTGTGAAACCAAAACTCGTTGACTGGATTCCAATCCAAATACACGCCTTTTTTTGTACGCGAGGCGAGTTCGGTGTAAGCGTGGAAGGTCATATTGTTTGCCTCGTTCATGTACAAATAATCACGACGTGCACCTCTTAGTTTTGAGTCGTTTTCTGCGCTAAAAAATTCGATGGCTGAGTTGTTTGAGAAACTGTATTTAAAATCGGTCGCGTTCCATCGGTTTGGATTCCATCGACCTGTCAATACCATAATTTTTTTAAAGTCTTTTATTGCCCCTCTTTTGAGGTGTGGTATCGACTCCGCTACAACCGAAATCTCGAGGAGTTCGGTCTTGCAGCATAAGTCAATAAGTATTGGAAGGATTCCATAAGTTTTTCCAGCACTGGTGCCTCCTTGTATTCCTTTTGTAAATTTGGTTAGTCCTAAGACCTTATTTATTACTGTTGTCCGTACAAACATCGGGGAATAGTGGTTGCTCTTGGTGCGTTGTGATGTCTTGATATACTCTATCGGAGTATTTCTTTGGGTGCAATTTTGCAACGATCCATTTGCGAGCGTCGATTTTTAAGCGATCACGTTGCACCACATTAGCTCCAGTGAATGGAGTATGATCCTCGTCGGAGTGATCCGCGATGTCGATAATATCCTCAAAGATAACGTCAGCACGGATTTCGCACGCGCGCACGTATCTTTTTGCTTTGTCTTCGTCTGCTTCCAACCACTGGTAAAACGTTGCAGTACTTGGGAACTCTTTACGTCTTAAAATCGAGATAAGTGAGTTTCCTTGCTCAATCTCGTAAAGGATATCGTTAAAAGTCTCTTCTATTTGTTGCTGGGAGTAAGCCATTGTCCTATGATTACTTGGTTAACTGGTATATTTTCGTCGGTTAATATGTTAAAATCGCGGTATTCCTTGAGTTTTAAAATATTAAATAGGTTGGGTGCAAGCCAAAGCTCATTGTGTGTAACGTCTTCTGGCTTGTTGTCTATTAATTTGTCTAAAAAATCGACCAATAGATTGAATTGATTATCCTCCATAATTATACAATTTGTATAAATCTTTAATTATTTGCTCATGTACTTTGGAGCAGGTTGGGCAATTGCTATTGTCAAGACCAAAATAATTGAGATATAAGGCGTTCAAATAGATCACATCGTCCAAGTTTAACTCGGTACGCTTTGCATCGATTACACGTTGTCCTTTAAGCTCAAGGAACTCTTTAAACATTTCTTTGTCGGGTTGTGTCATCTCGCTTTTAACTCTTTTAAAGTTAAATAAACGATTCAGTCCGAATTGTCGCTCTTTGCAACCTTGACAAGGCTCAATCCCAACTGAGTTGGTGATATTAGCGATAACATCGCCTAAGCCTTGCATTTCTTTTTTAGTCCTTCTTTTTGCCATTTATTTTATTTTTTACTTTTTTGGAGATTCGATGGATTGTTTGGAGTGGTATTCCTGTTTGCCTTGCCATTTCACGCTGGCCGTATAAAGTTGAGACCTCAAACATTGTGCGCTCATACCAGGTGAAACCTTTTATAAGTTCTTTGTAATCGATTGGCTCAACGTATTCCGTGTCCTCAATCTCTATATTACTAAAATCAACTATTATATCCTTTTGAGTTTTAGTATAATCATAGAATAGGTTTCTTAGAACTGTATATATATACCCTTCTTTTATTAGATTGGTATTTTGATACAATTTAAGATACATCTCTTGTACTAACTCGTCAGCCAAGTCCTTGTCTTTGCATATTTGAAAAGCCATCTTGCGCCATTGGGCATCTTTTTTGGCTAAATCCTCGAGCATTACAGGGTCATAGGATTAAAATATTCCGATAAAAAAAGCAATAGGGCTTCGTTATTCTCAACATAGTAGACCGTGCCTTGCACTACAATACAAATTTCGCTTTCGTTCTCGATCCAGTAGCCGTTGATTGCGTCAACCATTACCCGAAACTCGACAAAACTCCCGCCCATTCCAAGATCGTCGTCCTCTTGTTCAAGCCACATTTGTGTACTTATTGTGTGCGGTTTTACCATATCGCTACAAACCTACTAAATATTTCGATACCAAACTACTTTTTATCTCAATTATTTCTCCTGTATCTATATAACGGCAAAATGCGGTATTGTAACATAATCCACTTATATAAAACTCACGCCCTTGCTTATTGATGTGTATCGTGGCACTCATTGGCACCTCAAGACCTTTGTATATTTTCGATCCTGCTCTCATTGTTTATGATTTTTATTAAGTAAATGAATTATAATACATAACTGTACTATTATAAACCATAAATATAAATGCGTTATTATATCCATTTTACTTAAATTTTAGTTTCGTCTCGTGGTGTATTATTTCGCGGTCGAGGTAGTGCATCGCTTTGCGTAGGTCTTCAAGGTGTGCGCCTTTGCGTCTTGCCCTTACGATATACTTGACTGCATTCCCCTCGTTAAAGTTGAGGTCGTAGTCCTTAATGATGTCGATGACATCGTATTGCTGCTGGTTGTCGTAGTGTTTTGGTGTCATAGTTTTTCTATTTCCTGTTTAACTTCAAGTAAAAACATTGTCTTATCAAATGATTCGCTCAAATCTCCAGTAATAAATTCTCTAGA